AATTCTTCTGTTCTGATGATCTTATATGAAGGTCCAAACAGTCCCTCTAACACCCATTTATGCGTCTGTGTGCCGTCAAGTGTTCCAGTAAAGCCAAATCTATGCTTGGCAGTATGCATCTTAGTCATGATCTGAACCAGTGACTTTGATTTGAATAGATGTGCTTCGTCACCGATTACAACTTCAAATCTTTCAAACCATTTACGGTCTAATTTATAAATAGATTGCCACGTGGTAATTACAATTGGCCGACTATCCGTCTTTTCGCGCCCAGAGTAGATGCGGTGACAATAAGTCTCTGCCTCCCACCCATATTCCTCAAAGTCCTTATACATCTGCTCTACCAGACTGGTCGTGGGAACAACTACCAGAATATTTTTCTTGTGCTCTACATAATACCTACAAAGAGAATAAATCATCAGAGATTTGCCTGATGCAGTGGGAGATATCAATAGTCTTCGGTTGTGTCTTAGAGCATCGTATACTCCCTCGACTTGGTGTGGTCGTGGCTCGTAGACCGCGATCGACTTGATATAATCTTTTACACCCTCATATGAGATAGTCTCATTCACTTCAAAGGGTGTACCAAAAAATTTATTATCAACAAACTTATATTCATATCCGTAGCGTTTGCAAAATGATATAAGTTTGTCTAACAATCCAACGTAGATTTCTCCTGTTGCCGTAGAGAATAAACGAATTTTTCCATCCCAATACTTGTTCCTGTATTGTGGCATGAATTTTGCACCAGGAACCTCAAAAGTAAACTCATCAGAGAGTTCCTGATATACATGAGGATCTGCTTGTATTCTTAAAAATACTTCGTTCTTTTTTTCAATACTAAGTTCAACCATAACCAGCGATGAATTTTTGCCATTCAATCGCATTCTTAATTTGGTAAGTTCTATTGTTTATCTGTTTAAGAATGCTCTCAATATAATTTAGTTGAGTTTCATAGTAGTCAATTTTGAGATTGATCTGACTTAATTTTTCATCAGCATCCATATATTTTTGCATCGTATCTTTGTCACGTATCTTTTTTGGAAAGGGATTCTCTACATAGACCTCAGGGTCTGACTTTCCAGAAAAGTATTCATACCGTTCGTGACGAATATTTTTTCTCTGTTGCTCTGCCTTCTTCATCAATAACAGAGTGTTGTTAAACAACTCATGATACTTCGCATGAAGAGAAGGAATTTTTAAAGATTCATCGTGCAAGTTATCTTTATCAAGTTGTGAGTCTTTTTCCCACATGCATTGTATAGTTTCTAGATTCATAAAGGATTGCCACCTAAGTCAGTAATATTATAGACAGTATACTTGAAAGTGACCTCTGCTGTAAAGTAGTCAACGTCAGTTGGGGTAGCATCAAAGTCAAGAGTTGTCAAGGATGTTGGAAACATTCCACTAAACTTAACTAGAAACTGAGGATTCAATGTGCTGTTAAGAACTTCTAACGTTGCATCAGAGTAAAAAAGTTCTTCTCCACTAAACTCTCCCTTATATAATTCTCTTGCTCGTGAACCTTCGTTATAAATTTCTTGAAGACTCTCTGGAAATCCAAGACCTCTCATCCAGTTTTGAATCTGCATGTAATTTTTTAGATCTTCATCAATCAAAAATCTAAGAGTAAAATCAGAGAAATTTAATTTATCTCCTGGTCTTGGAATATCATTTAGATAATTGGGTTGTATAGCAACACCAAGATCAATACCTGGAATTTGTGCAGAGTTGGAAAAGAAACTTACCTTTGGACAACGTTGGATTGTAAAATTAAATCCAGTTGGTGATAAGTAGTTTCTATTCTCAATCTGTTTATCATAGATGGAACGTGCCATTAATCTCTTTGTCTCCAATCATCTGTTTTTTCGTGTGTAAACCAATCCGCTATATCATCAGCACTACTAAATCCCGTTTTATGATTGGATGGGTCGGGATCACCTAATCCCATCCTATTCAGAAAATCATCTGCACTACCTTCTTCGATACTTTGAGATGCTTGGCGTCTTGCCATTTTTATCATCTCATTGGCAGTTGTATTTGCTTTTGCTAGTTTGTTTGCCCAAATCATATCATCCAAACTAACATCTTCATCACTAATAATTTTTTCACAGATTGATTCTAGCCGAAGGCGATAAGCAGTCGATAGCATATCATTCATTCATACAACTTATTTAGACAAAAAAAGGGGGTCCGAAGACCCCCTCTTGCACTTCCTTCACACGGAAGTATATATCACATCAGGTTCGTGACCTTGACGCGACGATAGTAGCGGTTAGCAGAAGGATTAAGGTTACCGAGACCCTGGTTTGTTCCCTCAGCGAATGGGTTAGCAACGAGACCATAACGGGTCTTGAAGCCAATCTTGGGCTGGAAGGAGTTCTCACCAACGGCGCGAACCATTTGGAGAGGAACGTAAGGACAGTAGAACAGACCAGCGTCATAAGGGGAAGAACCCTTGTAACCTACGACGTAATACTGGTTAGCAGCAACGTTAGCAGCATAGGGGTCAATGTAGACTCTATACTTACCATTGATGGTGCCAGCAAAGGTGTTGCCGGTATCATCAACGTTGAGGTTTGCGTTGAGCGCAGGGGTGTAATCAAGCACACCAGCCATGGTCAGAGCAGACGCAACGTCGGCACTGGTCATGATGATGTTGCCTTTTCCGCGACGAGTTCTTTGTGCGATTGCGTTAGCATCACGCTCGATTTGGAAGAGAAGACCCTTGAACTTCTCAACAGACCAACGACCATTGGAGTCAACATCAAGGTTGAACTCACCAGCGGTTGCGGTGTTGACGGTTGCACCCACTTCTGCGACCTTGTAGATCGAGCGGATGACTTCACGGTTGATCTCAGCAAGAATCTCAGTGGAGAGAATGTTGGCGAGTTCAGCCTCGGCGTTAAGACCATGAATTGCTTTAAGGTCTTGTGCCAGTTCCAAGGAATACTCTGCTTTCAGAGCACGTGACTTGGCGGTTACGGTGACTTTCTCGATCGAGAATGCCATTTCGTTGAAAGCCTCAGCACCAGCCTTGGTGTTAAGTGCTTCTGCATCGGCGGTGCCCATGCCCTGACCAACGTTGTAACCAGCGGAAGAACCAGCGGATACAGGGTTGAGAGCAGAAGGATTGCTGTTAGACTGTGAAGTAGTACCGAAACCGGCGGCTACGTCAGAGAAGTAGTCTTGGTTACCGAAACCATGATTCTGACCGGAGAATGCGGTATCAGCTTCGTTGTAGAATGCCTCCTTACCACTCATTCCTGGGGTGCCAGGAGCGGCATAGCGGGAGCGCATTGCGAAGATCAGTCCAGTAGGACCGTTCATCGGTTGAACGCCTGCAAGGTCATATGCGACCAAGTTAGGCATTGCGCGTCTGATCAAGGAGATCAGAACGGGGTCGAAACCAGCAACAGGACCAGCGGCGGTAGCGTCTGCGCTAAAACCGGCAGCTGTGGTGCTGCTGTTGGTGTTGATTGATGGGGTTTCCATCAGGGACTGGCCCGATGAGAACGCTGCTTCCTCTTTGAGGAATTTTTCTTGGTTTTCGAGCAGAATTGCGGTTACAGATCTTCTGTGATTGTCGGTGATACCACCGTCATGATCCAGAAGNGGCTTCCACTTTTCTACCAGATGCTCAGATTGGAACATTGGATTTACCTAAAAGTTAAAAGTTTNAATTAATGTTAAATTCACTTAGTATTCATCTTGCTGAGAATATCCATNTAAGATGTCATACCACCAGCACTAGGTGCNTCGNTGTGNTCAACACCCTCAGAAATTGTATCAGCGGATGATTGAGGTACTGNCTTAGTTTCAGAGAAATACGATTCTCTCAGGGTGGTCAGTTTCTCTTTNAACGATTNTTCACTTTCAAACTCTACACCTTCGGCAAGTGAGGCNAGCTTNTCTTTCTGGGTCTGTGCAAGACCTTCGGATACATCGCCAAGGATACTGGTTGCAACAGACTCACCGAGTCTCTTGTTTAAACCAATGTTCTTTTCGATTTGCTCGTTGAGTTTAGTCTCCATGTCATCTAACTTGTCTGTCATTGCAGACAAGACATCATATTTTTCNTCAGGGATTGATACATAATGTTCTTCAAATAGTGACTTCATACCTTCCATGAAGGATTCAGTCATTTCAGTTTTAAGGCCACGTTCAACAGCCAGTTCATTTTCTTGGAGCCACTCATCAGCGACATATTCCAAGTATGAATCAACACGCTCTTGAAGTTCAACCTTCATTTCTTCGACTTCTTCTTCAAGTGCAACAGAATACTGTGCTTCTAGTTGCTCTTTAACGTCAGAAATTTTTGATTTAAGTGCGGCTTCAAAGATGGTCTTTGCCTTTTCTCTGAATTCCTCGGAAAGTTCTTCACCACCAAGGAGAGCATTAACGTCTTCTTC